CTACTTTGTGCGCCCCAAGATTTGCCCCAACTATCGTCATAGCAGGAGATGCCGTCCCTGAGTATGATACGGACAAATTAAGTTTCCCAACACCGATTTTATTGACAGCCGCCAAATAGGAATTGCCATCAGCACCCATTCCTATAAATGTTCCAGACGATGCGCCGATACGATACGATTGATATGCTCCGCCATAAGGCAAGAATGCAAAAGACGGAGAAAGCCCCTGAACATCTATGCATGTTCCGAATTGATTACCACACGACGATACCCATACATTTGTGCTTACGGTAATTGATGACGTAAATACGGTGTTATTGCTAAAAGCCATTGGCCCAATAAGTGTTTGCCGATATGGATAATTCAAAAGTGTAAACGAGCTATCTATTATATCAAAATCGCTATTGACTTTATTGGCCCAATTTGTACTGCCCGGCGTGGGCTTGGTCATTGTTGCGCGCGTAGTATAACTGTCGGCGGCGGCAACGCCAAACAACGAACACACGATTACGAAACCGGCTATTATTTTTTTCATAAGCTAAACCCCCGTAATTTGGAAATCATATTGGAATTTGTCAACCCATCCACCCTGCGACGTGGTATCAATTGTTTCCACGTTGCAAAGAAAACCCTGATACTGGTAATTTACATATCCAAAACTTGCGGATAGCGTTGTTCCTAATGTTATCTGCGACGTGGAAGCATTAAAACTTCCGCCCGTGTAATAATTTGTGCCCGTCATGGCAAAATTATCATACACGCCCAATATGGTTATTTGCGTTGTGTAGCTTCCGGTTGCGAGTGTCTGGTCAAGTAAAGTAATTGCATTGGTGTCAAGTGTTATCGTAGTGCCGGAATTTGACGGCGAGGCCTTCTCAATTCGCGTCCAGTCGTTGCGTGTTCTAAAACTGAAAAATACGTCCGGCATGGAGCAAAAGGATAGGAAGGTTTGACGTTGTGCCAGCGTTAAATAATTACTGCTTATTTTAGCCGTAGCAGTGTACTGATTTATTATCGCCTTGCGCAGATAACCCATTATGTTCTTGTTTACGATGATATTTGGGCCTTCACTCATTTGCATGGTCGCGGGAGATACGTCAAAGGAATACTCTTGTCCGGGTATCCCAAGTAGAAAAGAGGAAAGCCAAGCCATGCTATTTTCCCCTCACAAAATTATTTTGTCCCAGCCCGCGAATCTGTGAAATGATTTTGCGCCCGACTTCGTTTGCAAGCTGTGAAGCATTTGCCGTGCTATTTATCGTCATAGGTATGGTTATATTCATGCCTCCGCCAGCACCAGCCGCCACCATGCCGCCAGTCGTGCCCGTTATAGGAGTAACCGTAACACGCTCTGGCCCGTTCTCACCCACTTGGAGCAATCGGGGACGGTCTACAAGCGTGTCTACGCCAGTTGCGTGGCTTCCGCTAATAAATGAAACTATACTAGAGCTAGAGCCAAATGCTGCCGTCAATGCTTGGAAAGCCAGCCAGCGCGCAGTCATTTCAATAATTGCGGCTATAAAACTTTCTAACATGCTTTTGAAAACATTTTGCATTGCAATGCCGAAATCCTCGCCTTCAACAATCATTTTAGCGGCAGCTTGTCCCATGCCAGACATCATCTGGTTATAGCAGATAGAAGCTGTATCTTTTAGTTTTGTAAAGGCAACGGCTGATACGGTAAGTCCTGTTTTTTCATTAGCAAATAATGCTTGCTCCATTGCGTTAGCTTCGCGTAATGTTTGCTGGAACTCCTTTTCTTCGCGTTGTTTATTTTGTATATTTTTTTTGAAATTTTCAAAATTTTTAACACTATTATTATATTCGCGCTCAAGCAACTTACTATTTAATTCCGACGCTTCTATACTTGCTTTAGCCGCATCCTCCTGTGCTTTTTTATTGCGGTCGCGTTCATCGGCGGCATCTTTAGCAACTTGTTTATAGTGTTCCATCTCGGCCGCTGCATCCGCAAACCCTTTCCCTTGAGAGATAGCATTCGCTGTTATGATTTTCATCTCTCTATCTAAGTCTGAAATTTTAGGAATCAAATCACTTATTTCTTTTTTTAATCTAGTTATTCCAGTAACATTTTCAATATAAGCTTTATTCCCAGTTTCTGCCATGTGTGGATATGCTGCCGTTATTTTATCCACTTCTTGCTTGTATTCAGATAATTTTATTTTCAACGCCTCGTATTCTTTTGATTTTTCTTGCAGTTTAATCAGTGAAGCGGCTTTCATTTGCGCGGTTGTGGCGGCGGTAGCTTCTTCAAGAGATTTTTTTAAGTCGCGCAGATATTGCGGCAACACACCTATAGACTTGCCATAAGCGTCAATTTTTTCTTTAGAGGATTCGTACTCGGTGGCCTGAGCGTGAAGTTGCTTTGCGGCGTTTTCTGAGGCAATTGCTGACTCGGCGTGCGCGCTTTTTACTTTTGATAAAATAGCTACAACACCACCCAATATCGCAACGTAAGGGAAAATAGCCGATGTTGTTAATTTAATTGCGCCGCCCAATTTCATAATAGCGACATCAAGCAAATTGCTTGCAGTCCGCATATTCCCGGTATAGCCAATAGCCCTCAACATCTCATCGCTCATAGTTTTAAGCGCGACATGCTGGGCGGGCTTTTGCAAGGAAGAAATTAAATCATTCTGCCCCTGCTTTAGCCCAGTTGTGGAATCAATAACCTTTTGCACTTCGGCAGAGGCTTGAGAACCTCCTGTTGCAAAAATCTTAATCTGATATTCAGTTGTGGCTTCTGCCATTTTGCAATTCCATTTTCCGGCGTTCTTTTTCTAAATCCATGTCCTGCTGTTCCTGCTGCTGATTTTGGAAATCGCTTATAGCTGCTGCGATTGTATCCATTTCTCTCATTATCCATTCCGGCTGCTCAAGTATCCCGCCGGAGCATGGCAACGCATGTAAGCGATTACAACGTTGCCAGAGGTTTATCAAAGAGACTTCCCGCATGGTTATTTCAGGTCTTCCGCAACGCGGGCACGGAGCGGTTGTCTTTTCACATTCGGGCTGGTCGCAGTATATCCGCCCCTCTTTGCAAAGCCATTTCACCGCGCCAGCTAGTCTTTTTTTGCTGCTTCATCCTTTACTTTCACATCGGTGTTTTCAAAGATGAAGGACACAAGCTCAATAAACACGTCGCGGGCATTGTCGCGTGGAAAGCTAGATATGAAAACTTCCCAAGAATAAGGCACCGCTTTCCCGTCAAGCTGGACACCTTCCCACCCGACAATAAAGCTCTGTAAAAGCATTTCTGAAAAGTCGCTATGCTTTAACGTAAGCGTCCCGTCGGCTTTTAGCGTCCCGCAATTTCGCAGCATGAAAATGTCATGTGCGGTCGCGTGTGGTTTTATTAGAAATACCACATCGTCGGAGTATTTATACTTTAGTGCCTGTTCCTGTTTTTGTAACTGTATCGGCATTTTTTATCCCCTTTATTTTTTTTAGTAAGACGTGCTTACCGTATTCACAAGCGTCGCTGTCGCAGTTCCCGTTATCCCGGCATTGTAATAACCCAACGCGGCAAACGGTATGGACATTACGCCGGACTGAATCTGCAACGGGGCGGCGCTGTATTTTATTGAAGGCACGTTGAACGAAAGCGAGTATTTAGTTGAACCCACAATCGTATCGCCAGTTATCGCCATTGAGAAAGACGATTCAGTCCCAGCTATGAATTTTGCATATTCGGCATTAGTGCTTTCAAGAAACATGTCCGCGCTAAGCGTTACGCCAAAACCTTCACTCCATATTTTTGTAGGCCAAATTGTAGAGCCTACAACATGGTCAGTCTTGACGCTATTATTAATTTCTATTTTAACGCTTGAGCAGTCATAATTTGCGCTGCCGCCTATCGTTACAACGGCTTGCGGAAATGTAAACGGATTCAGCGTGGAATACGTGGCGGTCTGCGTCCCGTCGGAGTCGTATTTCAGTAGGTTAAAATCAACGTCAGCCATTACCCATGAATCCTTTTTGGCTTCAAGAGTAAATTTATTCATCATCGCCCCGACGTAATATGATTTCTGCAATCCTTTATCAACATAATGCGTATACGTCGGCAGAGTTTCAGACGACAGACGGGTAAAAGCATGGGAGAACGGAGCCACAGTGGTTGTGCTATCTGAAGTACACGATATCGCACTAGATGTGTCAGCATTAGTAAAACCAAGCAAAGTTTTAGCTGAAGTTAGGGTATTTGTTCCGGAAGACCACTTCATAACAAACACACCGCCGCTCTTTGTTATGGTAAGCTTTTTTGTCGTGTACGAATATGAAACCGTATATGTATCTGAACCGTTTACAGCTTCCATTTGTGCCTTTATAAGCGCACAGAGGGAACCAGCAACAGCACTTGTCGCACCCATCGCGTAGGTCCCCGCTGTCAACGTAGCAGTAATTTCACTGCCGCCATCCTCGGTAAAATCAATCTTATCGTTAACTCCTGCCGACACGGTGAAACTAGCTACTTCCGTAACGGTATCC